GGTCTTCCCGTCGTACGCCGCGAAAGCCCCGTGCCGGATTACCTTGTTATCCGAGCACCGAACATCGTTCTTCGTGGCGTAGCCAGAGAAATCGCACTTAACTGCCATTTTGACTACTCTCCATCAGTTCGGAAATTGGTACATCCGCGGCTGGGGTTTCGTCAACCGGCTCTTCGCCGGGTGGCATCTCCTCACCCATCGGATTGATGTTGGAGTTCACCAACTGGTTTGCCGTCTCGTCGTCAGACTGGGCCCAGCCGAACTTCGGTCGAAGCTCATTGGCGGTACCAATCTCATTACGCTTGACGGAGTCAACCAGCTTGGACATCTCCTCCAGCGGGACGTTGAGGAACGGATCCTCGATCGCCATGATCCGCTGTCGCTGCGTGCGGGCAGTCTTCGTGAGGAAAGTCCTGGTGATGGCGTCCGTGATCGCTTTCAGAACTGGACGAACCGTTCGGTTCTGGTAGTTCAGCATCTGTCGAGCATCAGCCTTACCGGTGAAGACATCCTCAGTCATGCCGAGCTGGTTGTACAGCTGGGTGGTGAGCCACTGAATCTGGCTCATGAGGTTGTTCTCGGAAGGTCGGTTCAGCTGGGTGATTCGCTCCGCACCATCGGTGTAAGCGATACCGTACTGAGACCCAGCGAGCTGTTCCTCAATAGCCTTGCGTCTGGCTTCTGCCTGCTGCTTCTTCAGCTCAGTCTTGACGACGTATGGAAGCTGAATGATGATGTCCAGCTTACCGGATCCCGACTGCTTATCGATGGCATCCAACAGGTGGAGCTTCTGCGTCAGTCGCTGCAGTGTCGAGTTCGGAGCATTCATCACGCTGTACAGAGGATTCTGTACGACCGCAACAAACTCCTTCTCAAGAGTCAGCTGTTCTCGCTGTCCAGTCTGGTCGTTGTAGACCTCAACTCGAACGTGGCGAGGATACCAGTTCAGGATTGTGCCAACTCGCATAGACTTGATGTCGTAGCCCTGAGTCAAATCTGGGCTGACATCTGTATCTACTGGAACGATTGCTACAGCGCCCTCTTCGAAGAGCGTGAGTACCAAATCCTGGAAGAAACCCTGGCCGGTCTGGTCAATGTTGGCGCTCAGAGACAGGCAGTCGTCAAGGTAACTACGGTAGTAGCTCTTGAGGTTGCCGTTATCGTCAGTCTTGACATGCCGAATTGGAACATTCGATACGTCAATAGCAATCTGGTTATAGATACTCGTGACAATTGTCTGGTCGCCGACGACAGGTCGGTAATTCAGGTTTGGATTACCGAATGTCCATGAACCGTACTCCGGTGTGAAGTTCTTCTTGTCCGGGGATTTTGAAAACGCATTCCATGCGTGAGCTAGTCGATCACTAAGACCCATTTCACCTCCTCGCTCATTCGAATGCCTCCTTGTTGATCTTGTATGCCACGAAGGCATCCATCAGAGCAGCCACTGAGTCGATCTTCTCTTCCGAGCGTTTCTTCAGTAGCTTCCGGTTCCCGTTAGTATCCTCGAGAGTCACGCAGTTACCCATGGTGAAAGACATGAGTTCCTGGTCGAAGATGAGAAGTCGCTCAGAAGCCAGCTTCTTCAGTTCCCCGAGGGGGACTGATTCCGTCCGGGCTCCCTGAATTACCTTCTCGATACCATACGGACCGTTCTCCTGCTCCCACCGAGTTACGAACTCCTTGGCATTGTACGGGTCGAACCCGAATGCCGATACATCGTATTTCTGTTCGTCGATGTACTGGTCTAAATCTTCATAGACTTCCATCATGTCCAGGACGGTTCCCTCCATAACTCGGAGAGACCCTTCTTGGATGAACTCATCATACTTCTGACGCAAAGCACCGGGCAACTTCATGAGCGTCAACTCAGAGATGTATGCCAGCGTCTTTACTCCAAAAGCCTGATTCCTCAGTGGGAATAGGAAGGTGAACGCACAGAAGTCATCGCCCTGGGACAAGTCTGCGCCCATAGCGCACTGCATGTTCCAAAAGGTATTCTTCCTGTGCGGGATCGTCTCCTCATATGTGAAGAAGTACGTGTATCCCTCCATGGGGATCCCGAACCTCTTGGCGAGGATGTCGTTTCGAGCGGCTGGGGCTTGTTCCATACGCTCGACGTCCTGCTGGTACCGATCATAAGAGACAGTGATGCCGATGTTCGGCTGGGCTTTCACCCACATAGCAGGATCTGCTACTTCCTTGATGTCATCAAGGCGGTAGTAGAAGATTGAGATGTGAGGGGCGATGTATTCACCCTTCAGTATTTTGAGCAACTCCATCTTCATGGTGTCGCCCACCGCATTGCGGATGGTTCCCTCGGATGAGACGGCCAGAATGACCGGATCATCGATCTTTGAGGCACCCTGTTCTAGAGCACCGACCACATCCTCCCGGATGTCGCCAGAAAGCCACTCATCCACCGTACAAACCTTGGGTCGAAGACCCTGTAGCTTGTCGATAGACATGGGGCGTACCTCAAGAAGGGATCCGGTGAGGAAGTTCTCCACACCTTTCTTCGTAGCAACCAGCTTCTGGCGGTTAGCCCTCGCACCAGTTGTATTTTGAATGGATCCCTCAGTCAGGAACTTGTACAGCGGACCTCTGGCTCGGGTGATAGCGGTCCGGAATGGACCCATAACCTCTTCAGCCTGCTTCATGGTCGGAGCCGTAGCGATCTGATGCGTCGTTGTAGTATCGATCACCATGAAGTAGTTTTGGATGAGTGACATGTACATCGACTTCGCTGCTCCACGAGCAACGATCAGATACTGCTTGATTGTAAGTCGCTTCTTTACTGTTTTGGTCTCGTATCGACCGCCTACTCCGTCCTCGTATGGGACGAATACCTGGCGATCCTCGAAGTAGTACCAGCCAAGGAGCTGTTCGGCCCAGAGCTTGAAGCTGTCGAGCAAATGGAGGTCGGCTCCGTCGGACAGCGTGAGCTCATTCTCGCAGTAAGCGATGAAGCCCTCTACAGCCTTGTCGTCGTAGTAGTATTCCGGGTTTGCGATCAGAGCATCGATGCGATTCATCTCGCATGAGATCTCTTCACATACCGGAATCTCTCCTCGGACGACTGCATCTCGAAACTGCCCGTAGTATTTTGGTACTGCGGTGTTCGAGAGCATTACTTAGCTGTGCTCCCAGGGTTGCGCGGGTAGCGCTTCTTCTTGGGCGTGGGCTTAGTCTGCTTGTACGACTTCGGCTTCTCGATCTGCTTCGGCTTAGAAGACTGCGGGAGCTTCTTGCGATCAGGGCCACCAGTAGACTTGGCTTCCTTCTTGGTCTCCTCGGCTACGACAGAAGCTGCCTCAGCGGCTTCCTTCGCCTTCTCCGCTGCCTTCTTAAGAGTCTCGGCGGCGGACTTCCCTTCCTTACCGGTATCGAACGACTTATCGAAAGCTGTTTTCATAGCCTTTGTCGCTGCGTACGTACCGGCCTTAGTCAGGGAGTTCTCGAGGATCGATCGAGTGACTTCACGACCTCGAACCAGGTGGCGATCGGCCTTGAGCTCACGATAGCGTTTCTCTTGCTCCAACCGCTTAATTCGTGACTGGAGCTCGGTGTCGCTGATCTTCTTATACCCGCGGTTTGCGAACTTCTTTCGGGCCTTTGCGTCGGCCTTTGCCTGCTTCTTTCCGGCAACTCGGGCATCGTGAGCCTGCTTAGCCTTCTGGACCTTAGCCGCTCCAGTTCGGGCGGTCTTGATGGTTGTCTTGGTGGCGTTGGCGGTGAATCGCCCGCTCTTCTGGATAGCCTTGATGGTGGCCTTTCGACCAGCACTAGCCTTCTTGCGGATGACGCCCCATTTCTGGCCTTTTACGCCGTGGTGAATGAGGTCTTCTACCTCTGCTTCCCCTCGGTCTGATAGATCAGTCGCCATGCTGCCTCCTCGATCAGCTTCTGATAAGCCTGAACCAAGAAGGAGTTCCCCGGTGGGTCGAAGAACAGCTTAACCTTCATGGCGATGTAAGACTTTATTGCCGCTTCGTCATCAATCGAATCGAAGACAGTCCAAGCGGTATCTTTCTCAATCGGGGTATTGCATTTTGGCCCCAATTGTGCGAGATCCATCCGCGCAGTGTTAATGTGCATCAGGATCTGGTCATCGAAGGCGTCATATCCCGGCATGATGCCGATTGCCTTCTTAGTATCTTCAAGAATGGTTCCCATTAGATCCTCCAGGGAGCTTGATCATTCGGTCGACGCTCAACAACTCGTGGTGTCAACCTCGATCGGTCTCCGAAGTGTATCGCGTTGTGGGTATTCTTGGTTGTGGTGATGAGAAACTCTGGCTCGAGGATGTCTGGATTGAATTCCTCAAGATCTTTGGGTTGAATCGGATTCATGTGGTGGATCAGCGGCATGTATCTGATGTCAAGTCCCTCGATCCCGAGGTCACAGGCTTTATCTCGAGCCAGAACAAAGTTCCTGACCTTCTTCCACTCCGTCGAGGTGTAGAATCGCTGGTTCAGGTAACGATCGAAGCCAAACGTGGCTGTACCGACTTGCCCGGTGAGAGCCAGGTAGTCAAACCGCTCCTCAAAGGTCTCGAGGCGCGCCAGTTCAGTATACGTTCGTAACATCTCCCGCTCCAGAGTATGTACGGAAGGCTTCGATGGCTTCTTTGGCAATCTTCTCGGCTTGCTCAGCGCTGACGAGCGCCGTCTTCTTCGCCTCGAGGAGTGCTGTTTCGTTCCTCAGCTTCTCTACCTCCAGCTGTTCTCTTGTGGAGGCGAGCTTGAGGTAGTGGTTCACCGTGGTTGCCGGTGCTGTACCCTCTCGAAGCTGCTTCTCGGCAAGCTCAAGCGCTAGATTAATCATTTGCGCTTCGCGTTGCTCTACAGTTCGAGCTGGTTTAGAGGGTGTTGCGGCCCTTTTACCCATAGTTGCTCCTTAGATAGAGGGCGTTTGGGGCCAATTGAGGGCTAGATTCTAGGGCCCGTTGTGAGCGAGACCAGCAGGAAGAAAGGAGCACACGAGAAACTTCCTGTGGGCCCTAGAACCTAGTCCCCAATTGGCTTTCCAAATATCCCTCCGGGGAAAATAT